CGTTTACGCCGTCAAAATCCATGTAATTGCAATAACCATTGTTATTTTGAAAGCTGATAGTGTTTTGTGTGCTGTGGAATGTAGATGTTGTGATGTTTGTAGCAACGGCATTAATGCCTTGCCCAGCTGAATCAAAAACAGTAAACCCAGCCTGCTCATCCATATTGTAACGGAATTTAGCACCCGCAACTTCACCGCCAGCATATACAGTTGCCAAGTTTGCAGATTGGTCAGAGTTCCAAAAACGGAAATCAAACATCTTGCCGTCAAAATTTTGAGTTGCTTTGCGTGAACCAATAGTTATTTGATTGTTAGTTTGAGCCGTTAATGTGGTTGTGATGCCACTAATAGTAAAAAATAAAGCACCATTTACATAAACATTTAATACGCCAGTTGAATTATTAAACGTAACAAAATAATGTTTCAAAACGCCAACTTGAAACGCACCAGTGGTCGTTGTGATAACTGGCACGCCGCCACGAAAGTTTGTACCAAATACACCTAGCTGACCAGTAAGATTAACAGAATAAATTAAAAGCTGCTCTGTGCCAGATGAATTATCAAGGCGGAACATTACCCTATCGCCAGCCGCTAACGTATCAGGATTGCACCAGAACGAGCAAGAGAAGCCAAGCGAGATGTCAATATTTAAGCCAGCTCCGGTGTAACGAATTTCGTCATTCACACCATCAAAATCGCATTGTCTACCAAGTTGAATAGGTCTAGCAGTTCCCTTGTTTGAGCTTTCGTCAGGAATGACCGATCCACCACTTAAAGCGGTTTTACCAAATAGGAATTGCTGTAGGTTGCCTACGGATGCGGGGTTAAACTCGCCACCTCGTCTACGTCTGCGCCAAATTGGTGAGCCAAAAGCCATTACACTTCCTTTGATTCAACTATTACTGATTTTCCAACAACTACTGCTCCAGCGGCTACTAATTTCAGCCATTCAGTACCAGCAGGAAATGAACCAGTTACAGAATATCGCTTTGAAGTTGATGCATTTATTGTGAAAACAAAATCAGTCACGGTCATTGATGCATCTACTAAAGATATTTGCGTATAAACTCCGCCTTCTGTGCTTGAACCATACAAAGCCAATGATGTAGCTCCAAAGCTCGCAGGCACTACAATCGTTTGAATTGTGAAATTACCTAAAGTGAAAGCCTCGCTTGTCTGCGTTTCAATAAAGTTTACTACTTGTTCTTTTGGTGCGCCCATTTTATTTTCCTTTTTGGTTAGTTTTTGCCTCAAAATTAGGCGGGTTTTTAATGCTATATTCTGCACCAAGCGGCTCATTCGCTGGTGTATCCTCGTCAATCTCAACTGGCAACAACGAGTCACGATTTAACGCTGCCTTTGCGTCCACATCTTCAATAAGCCCTGCTGTATATGCTGCCATTACACGATTGAATTGTGAAGTTTTAACTTCTTCCTCTTCTTTTGATGACATAATCCGTAATGACTCAAACTCAAGCTGCAAATCATCGGGGATAAATCCAAACTCTTTCTGGCAAGCAATACCAAGTAAATCAACTATCACACCCTTGCATTTTGAGCGAATTTCGCTTTCCACCATTGCATTGTAATTCTCAATTTCATCTTCGCCTGAACTAAATCCTGCGCTTGAAATTCCGAATAATTTTGTAACTGGCATACGCAAATCAGCCGCAATGCCTTGCCTAATCTGAATTAGCATTTCTGCCAATCCTGTAAATGTCATGGTTTTTTGCTCGTATTCATCGCCTGTGTCCATTACAATCGCATTATTATAATTTTTCACCATATTGGCATTTTGTATCCTTCTTGCCACACCTGCGCTGCCTTGACTGGTCATTAATGACGTGTTAAAGCCTTTCATCTTGTAAACATCAACTTTTGCCTCATCAAGTAATTCAAATATAACATCTTGATTTTTCAGATATTGATTGAGTGAACGCACGAGCCTTTCTACAACGCTCATGCCCCAGCCTCGCAACTGTGGACGCAAGAATGAAGGGGCTTCTTTCCCCTCAACACGATAAACACGGCTCTTATGAACTCTGCGCCCATAATACATATAATATTCTTGCCCTTCGTCAAAAATATAGCCTTGCTCGGTGCTAAATGTGGTCGTATATAGCTCCCACATATCCACCGCTTTATAAGCAATGCGGGTTTTTTCCGTGATTTTATCAATCTCAAAAGGGCTTGCAGGGTCTTGGTTTGTAACCACCATAACCGCACCGCCGCCATAAAGCCTTGCCCATTTCATAGCTTGCATGAGCGTTTTTATCACGTTGTTATTTTCAATATAGATTTCTAATTTCTCTAAATCCTCTGCATCAAGTTCTCCTGATTTTACTTCTAATCCAGTTCTGAAAGCATCTTCTACTGGCTGGTCAATTAGCGTTTGTACAATGCCATGCTCAACATAAATCTGCGATAAAAGCTGCCTATCGTTGGATATGAAATTCCAGCGATTATTCAGGTAAAGCGTATCTTTTTTGGATAGTTGAGCGAAAGCCCCGCCCAAATTCAAAAGCTGATTAACCGACTCCATAGAATTGTTAATCTCAGTCAAAGCGGTTGTGGTTTTGGCTTTTTTCATAATTAATATAAAACATCAAGGATTGAAACTTCTCTAACTGGAGTATAAACCATTGCAACACAATCTGCAAGATTCGGAGATTTACCACCATCAGGCTTTTTATCTACCACCAATTTTCCTGCGCCGTTGTAATTTTGTGTCGGCTGTGAAAGCTCCATAACCAATTCATGAATACAAGCCATAGAGGAGTCAAGGCTAATTAAATCCTCATGCGGATATGCATCGCCATGCTCAATCATGCGCCATGTTTTATAAAAGCGAGTTCTTAAATTCCACCACGCTTGCGCTTTGATATTTGAGAAAAAATCCGCATTTGTTGGGCTATAAAAGTCATCTGGTATCACATTATCATCTGGATTTAGCGGGCTATGCGCTGCGTTCCAAGGCAAGATAAGCATTGAGGGCGGAAGTGCGCCAGCATCACGCAAGCGGTTAGTTTCAGATTTTACACCCGCACCAACTCCGATTGAGTCATAGTAAAACTCATGTACGCCCCATTCTTGCGCCAGCGCAATAGCTCGTTTTGCGGAATATCCAGTATCACCCTCGCCCCATGCCTCCGCATATTTGAGAATAACGCCATGACGAATACCAACTGCGTTTTTATCCCCGCCCTCGTCTGCAACGTCCATTGCCAGCATTTTATCACCACTATCAGATATTTTGAGCCTTTCATGAGCATCGATCGCAGCTTTAACCCATTGCGCTGGAATAATAATTCTATCAACGGAAGCTGAATAATCCCTATCCACCTCTTGAGCGAATACATGCAAAAGCCCCTCCGCCTCCGCTTTTTTCCGCCTTAAATCATACCATTCTTGCGTTTTGAGCGGATGGTCACGCCAATCCATAATAAAAACCTTTGTGCGCCCTGCTTCCATTGCCTCGCCAGCTTGCCACATCTCGCCAGCTATGCGCCTCCGATAAAATACGTTGTTAGTTCCCCTCACGCTGGAAATATCTATCTGAACATCTGTATTATCAGATAAAGCCGCCTCAATTAATTCTGGTCTTTCGTAATGAGCGCAATTATGCGTAGGTATGCAATTATTAGTGAGATATAAACTTTCTTTTGAGTCTACAGATATACATCTCACAGGCTCAACTCTACCTGTTTTTTCCACGCTGGTCACAGCCCTTTCTATGCTTTGCTTTCTTTTTTTGTACAATTCTAATTTTCTTGATAGTCGAAAAGGCTTTATATGAGTCGGTAAAATTATAAATAAAACATATTGGTCTCTGTAACCCCTTTTATCCTTTTTAATTTTCATAGTGGCATAACCGCCTAATGACTCCGCCAAAAATCTTACGTCCAAAGCCAATTTTTCTGAACTTGTATAGTATGCACATGAGCCGCCACTTTTTCCTGCACTTCCATCGGTATCCATTAAACCCTGCAATAACTCTATTCTTTCCTCTATTGTGGAATATTTATACATATCTGGTATAAACTTTTCCCATGCACGCTTTCCAGCTAACCCAATGTCAAGTATCGCTTGCCTAATGCGGCTTTTATGCTTCCAGCCCATTCTGCCACGCACATCATTCAACCTATAATCATATCTTGCGGCTTTTTTCATAACGCAATAATCAGGTAAGCATTTAGCAAGATAATCAATCACTTCATCGTCCATACTTGTGAATTTGGGACTATTGTGTGGTACTTGTGAAACTCCACCATCGCCAATTAAAGCACCCACCACGTAAGGGTGTAAAGGAAGTTCTTCTTTTGGAAATTCTATTGCATCGGCAAGGGGCAAGCGGAATTTATACATTATCTTTTTTTCAGGTGTGATGTATTTGTAAGTTTCGCTTAATTCGTTTGTTCTTAAAGTGACTTGCTCTTTTTTTCCCAAAACTTTGTTTAATGTCCACAAATGATTAGGACTGCACTCTACAAAAGTTCCATCACTAAAACCCACCCGATATATCTCATATTCACCCGCATCGTTTATGCCTGTGATATTTTGGCTTTTACCATTCAACCCTATAACCTTATCTTTCATATTCAAATCCCCCATAAGCTTCCAGCCCTCTACTGTAAGGATTTTAGAGTTTAATGTCAATGCCTCATCTTTGAAATACATAAGGCTACGCCCACCCCTCCCGATATTATCGCCTGACTCGCCTGTTATTGTTGCACCTGTAACTGGATTAACGATTTTCATATAGGTTGCGTGCTTGGCAATCTCAAATCCATTCGGCAACATAAAATCTGGCAAATAGCGCAAAATCATTCGCATTTTCTCAAAAATAGAGTCAGGGTCGCCAATCCTATCAACTAAACTTTCCTTGCGGCTTCCCCAGCCTATACTTGCACCATCATAAAAAAGCCATAACCAGATAGAGAAAGCACAGCATAACCACGTTGCACCCATATCACGAGTTTTTTCACATAACCCGCCCTCACCATCACGGATACAATCTTGCAGCCATAAAACCATATCAATTTGTTTTGGGAATAGCACAAACGGCATTAATCTAGGCAGCGGCTTTTTTGCTCTTGGATTATAAGTCACGCAAAAATCATTAATCCATTCAATCGGATTTTCGCTATAGAATTTCTTGCACGCTTTCGCAAAGTTTGGATTTTCACGAATTGAACGGCATAATTTTATCCGCCTCAAATTCTCAACTTTATAATCAGGCGGAAGGTTACTTTTCAATTTTCTTTAACTCCTCTTTCCAAATTAAAAACGCTTGCTCTGCGGTCAAATCTGAGTCATCAATATCAGCGAGGCTTTTAACTGGCTTTTCTTTTTCGGCTTCATCTTTATATCCATGATTAAATCTCAAATCAAACATAGCTACTTGTGCAACGTATTCACCCCTCAATGCTTTCTCAAATTTCTGCATCTCAATATAACCTTTTAATGTTGCACACGTGTTGGAGAAGTTAGGGTCAATTTCATCATAATCACCATTAAGATATTTAGCAAAAGTTGAACGGTTTACACCAAGATAGAGTATTAAGCCTATCATAGTCAAAGGTCTACGCTCGGCTTCCCAAGCTTCTATGTACTCACGTCCAAGCGTTTCAAGTTGCTGTGCATCATCAAATACACGTCTATGAGTCCACCATGTTTTTGTTTTGGCTTTCTCGCCTGTGTCGTTATCAATTACTATGACTTGGTTTATAGGCACGTTTGGATTTTTGCCCCGCTTTCCTTTGTTGCCGTTATGATGCATCTTTCACCTCTTTGAATTTTATCAAGTCATCGCTGAAAGTTTTAATATCAAGCAACAGTTTTAAGTGTAGCAGAACTATAGCTGGAGTGCGAGTATGTCCTTTAACCCAGCAATTCACAGTTTTGCGTTGTGTTTGGCACATTTTTGCCAAATCGGATTGCTTTAATCCAAGTCTTTTTAAGAGGTAAATTAGCACTTTATTATGCATAATGAGTGTATTCTGCCATAGAACTACGCTTTTAGCAATACTCAAATAGTGATTATGACTATTTAGCCATTCCAAGAAGCGATTATTTTGCCCTCGTCCTTATAGGCTTCCATTTTTATCACATCATCTTTTGTGAGGCGTTTATCGCTGGTATGTATTTTTCGCTCATCAACGTATATTTCTTGAAGGATTTCGTGATTGAAATTCTCAGGTGCTTTGTTGCAAATTATGCGCTCATAAATTGGTTGTGTATATTTGTGTTCAAGCTCGTCTGTCATTTCTCTATTCCCTCAAAATCAATTAGTATTTTCTTATCTGCTTTGAGCTGCACGTTTTCTTCTTCGCTGTATTGCTGGTAATAAGGCACAGCGTTCAATATCGTAATAAAGCCCTCGCCGATAACCTCGGCTAAAATTCTATTATCTTTGTTTATGATGCTCCTTTGTTTTTAATTCTAAAGTGTCTAATGTATGCCAATGTTGGGAGTAAGCGTAATCTAAAATAACTTTGCTCTTATCTTTCTTATAATAAATTTCAACATGAGCGTTTACAAATGGAGGTGTGAAAGGATATGTAGCGCAAAGGTTTGAAATATAACCTTCCCTGCCTTTGAATTTCCCACGAGTTATTTTCACTTCTTTGTGGATATATTCTTTCTCAAGCTGTTTAATGCGCTTTTCGCCTTCTGATTCAAATTCACTCATTCCCGCCCCGCTTTGTATTCTGCTAGTTGTGCTAACGCTGCTTGCGCTATCTTTCCGCAATCCATTAATAACGCTGTTCTAAGCTATCAGTTCCCCAATAGCAGAGCGCAGCAAAAACTAAACTTAAGCCACGTCTAGCAAATTTCTTATTCTCAATATCTTTTGTTATCATTTCTCGATTTCCTTGTTTTGTTTAATTGCTCTTAATGCACCTGATAAATCTAAATCTTTTTCCAACATATCGGCAACTACATTAAATATTGGGTTTTTACTTCCAAGCATTTTAGCAGTTTCAATAGCTTCTTTACATTGTTCTACGTAGCTTTCTTCTGTCATTTGGTTAGTCATTTAAGCCTCGCTGTTATCTTTTATTGTATCTAAGTACGCTAGAAATCCACCCATAAGCGAAGTGAATACAAATGAGATTAGAAATCCGCATATAAAAAACGGCATTGTTAGTATTGTGTGAATTTTACTCATATTCTCCCTATAAACTTACAAAATATAAACCAATCATAATTGCCAGAGCAGTTAGGCAAAATCCAGTTACCTCAAGCGGAGTAAATTCTTCCTCAATCTTTGGCTTTACAATAATTCCGTATCGCTCAAATTGCTCAAAAGCTTCTACAAATTCTTTCAAATTCCAATATCCAAAACCCTGCGCTATTTTGATTAAAGTTCTTTTTTCAATCCGTTTTGAACGATTTCTGATTGCATCGTAGAAAGTTGCCAGCGGCAATTTAGCTGCCTTGCAAAAATCTAAATTTGACTCGTTATTGTTTTTTAACGCCTTTATAATAAATTTTGCGTATTGGTTTTTGTAATATGTTTTCATGTGCCTCCGTTGGTTATTTAATAATTTATGCTTTTATCGGATCTGCAAATAGCTGAGTAATGTCTAGTCCAGTTGCCCATGCAGTTTTCTGCAAAGCTAATAAAAGAGTTTCTGATTTCACAAAGCCAATAATTTTGTTATTTTGGCTCGCATCTCTAATTCTAAATTCAGTCATATAATATCCTATTTGTTGGTTAGAATTTGACTATATTTACTATTTGCAAAGATTGCAAGCCTAAAATGTAAAATCTTTGTATTTATGATTTATTTCTGTCTCTGCTGCGCCAACGCAACACATAACATAATATTTTTGTTTTGGATTTTTGCTCAAAAGCCGTAAAGCTTCTGTTTTAGCCTCCGCTTCCGTTAAGTGCTGCTTTGTTGGATTATGCCCTGATGGCGTCCACACAAGATAAAACTGTTCAGGTTTATCATCTGGTTTCAGTTCTTGAAGCTGCCAATATTCTGTAATATTATTTTCCATTTTACTCCTCACGTTTTTTTAGCATTGCATCGGCAAAACCATAACAAGCCACAGCGTGCAAATCTTGATTACTTGCCGCAAAACCTATTGATTCGCCATATTCTTTTTCTAAATACTTCTTAGATTTAATTGCAGATTTTACAAATTCTGGATTAGCTAACATTCCAGCTAAACATTGCCCTGCAAAATAATCTCTAAGGCTCATGCCAGTTTCTATAAATTCGGCTACGTGCGGAAACGCTAGTGGGTTTTCTGATTTATTTTTCATTTAATACCTCTAAAATTGATTGTTGAACTGCATCATCTAGTAATTGCCACTCTAAAACTGGCATGACGTTTTTCATCTCACGAATTAAGCTGATTAGATGCTCTTGAGAATATCTAGGTATAACCACGTTGCTTGCAGTTACGTTGTTTAATCCGTAATCTTTACCCTCCACAATAGCGGTTTTTTCATCAAGCCAATGCTCTGGTTTACTTTCTTGCGGTACTTCCACAGTAATTTCTACTTGATGGATTTCAGGCTCTTTTCGGATTGTTATCGTTTCTACTTTTTCAGCTCGCAAAGCCTCCAATTCCGCAGCTTGCTTATCCAGCAATTCTTTTGCAATGCGGTCTTTTTCATCTTGCTCTGCTTTCTGCTTTGCAAGCTCCTCTGCCGCTTCCCAATCATCAACTGGCTTGCGGATTTTATCCCTCAATGCGTCCAGCTTCGTTTCCATATCAGCTTTTTTGACTTTTACTGCCTTTGTTTCTTCAACCCAATCAGCCACTAAATTATCTGCCAATTTGATTAACGCAGTTTTTGAGCGTGAAACTTGATAAGCGGTTGATTTAATATCCTCACGCCCTTTTTTTGTATTCACATCAAAAACCAACAATCCGTAATTTTCCTCAATTTTCTTTACTACGTGCGGCAAAGCATCTTTGTAAAGCTCGCTGGCATTTAGATTTTCCAGTAGCTCTAAAGAGATTTCTGGTGCGTTTTGTATTTTTTCAATAATTGTAATTTCAGTCATTTTCATATCCTTATATTGTTTTGTTAATTGCTTCTTCTAGCGGTGTCATTCCTAATGCGTGGCAGTATAAATCAATCAATGCCAATTCTTCATCAAGTTCATTTTTTGGCTTTTTTCGCATTGCTATAACTTTCCGCATGATTTTAACATCAAAACCATTGCTTTTAGCTTCGCAAAAAACCTCCTTCATGTCTTCCGCAATGGCTTTTTTATCGTCCTCAAGGCGTTCAATCCTTTCAACGTATTGACGTAAATGTGCGCCAGTTATACCGCCTGAATTATGCCCTTCGCCAGTTAAAGATGCGGCTGCCTCATCTATGTAATCCGCTAAATGTGGATTATCCATTTTCATTTGTTTTAACATATTCTCCTTGTTGTTAATGGTTAGTGGGTGCGCCTGAGCTAGGAGGCGGACTTATGCGGTCGGTTTTACACTCATCACACCCTGCTGCGGTTTTTGCTGATTAAAGACACTCACAGCTTGTCTTTATCTGGATATTCCTTTTGGGACACGTCCAGCTCGTGTAACTTTATAAATTTGTTTTCCCTTTTGTGAATTGATGAATTTCTGCACTTGGTCGGCTGAAAATATAATCGCTCATTTCTTTTGCGTTATATAAAACCTCTTTAATTTTCATAGGTTTTGTATGCGCTAAAGCCAATATCAAGCAATTATATCTTATCCATTCGTCCTCTTTCATAGCTCACTCACTTCGTTGTTTGACTCATCAAAAACCATTTTCATGTGTTTGTTAGATTTTTGCGGAATATCCTCTAATTCCTCTTTTGTATAACAACCCAAAAGAATTTCAGGTGCATATAACCGCACTAAATACGTTGCTGCACGATATGAAATCATAAGCTGCGTTGCGTTTTGCCAGTTAGCATTTTTCCCAGCATTGCCAATTTTAATTGCATCGGAATATTTCAGCTTATAACTTACTTTTTGCCCTGCCTTTGAAATAGCCCAAGCCGTACAAGCATAATTTTTCAAATCTGAAGTTTCGCCCTCATATTCAAACTCAATCGGAGTGCTGAAAGGCTTAATTTTATTGACAAGTGAAATTACAAGCTGCCCCTCAAAAGCCATTTTGTCATGGATAATTGCTGATTTTTGCATAAATAAAAGCGGGTTTAAGCCCAAATTTGCTGACATATCCAAAGCTATTAAGCAGTTGCTTACATTACCACGATAATGCGCTGGTACAATAGTTGATTTTGAAAGTAAATTTGCTGCACGTTGCGCTTGTTCAAAGCGGTTAGTATCAAAATAAATTGAGTATGCTGAATTATCTTGCACCATCGCTTTTTGCGTTTCTTTCACCGCTGGCACAGGATTATCAACTTCCACCTTTGCTGGCTCGGCTAATTTTGCCTCCGCCTCGCAAATTTTCTCAATTACAACTTCAGCAGTTCCCTCAATTATTTCTTTCAGTTCAATTTGATTTTCTTCTTCTAAAATATCCGCAAAGTCTTTTTTTGTATTTTCCATTTTATTTTCCTCCTAGTTGTTTAATTAATACGCTTGATAAATTATATTTGGCACGTTCTCGTCCATCAATGTTAATTCCTGACATGATGAAATCCAAGTTTTTTTATCGTAAATATCCAGCTCCGCATCAATTTTTGATTTATAAAGATTGAAGCCCTCCGAATAGATATGACGTGCAGAATTGTGATATTCATTCGTTGTTGCGCCCTCGTGCATCGCTTTCACAAGATTAACCTTCAAACACTCATGCGGTGCTGCGCTGCCTTGAAATAATAGCGAAAATTGCCTTGCCTCTGGGTTTTTCAAGCTTTCAATAAAATCTGGCGTTACGTTTCCATGAATAGGCAAAGTGTTTTTCTGCAATCTATTAGCAACTTCTTTCATAATCTGAGAATACAAGAAATATTGCACATTATACATCTCATATTGGATTGCCTCAAAAATACATTTTTCTAGCTTCTTGCCTTTGCTGTTGCTAAAAGTTTTGTAATCAATATCCTCGCCAGCTTTCATGTAATCAATGCGGCACTTGAACGTAATATCGTGAACTTTGATAAAAATTGAAACTTCGGAATATCCGGCCTCAAAAGTGGTTTTCAAATTATCGTACATCAAAAATGTATCACGCATTTTGATCAGCTTCTTAGCATCTTTCGCATCAAGGATATTTTTACCCTCATTCTTTTTTTCAAACGCCTCCAGCACTTCAAACCAGATTGTCGCAGTTGAGCCGCTTTGTCTAATTGCCTCCGCCAGCTTCGCCTTATTATGGCTAGGCGCAAAGTTTATTCCGTTCGCAATGCAATATTCTTGCATATCTTTTTGCGTATCCAAAACCATGTCAAAATCACTTTTTGAAGGCTCAAACGCATATTCATCAAAAAACTTGTCGTTTTCTAAAAAATATTTGTGCGCTGCCTTGCCAAATTCCATTGCTGGCGTTGTAGTTTTTTCACGTTCTGGGTTTAGATAATTTTCCCAATATTCCATTCCTGAAATAAATAGCGTCTTAATGCCGCTTGTTGAAATAGCGTGCGCTGCGTGATATTCTGACTCCGATAAATTAAAATAAATTCCTTCTTGCATATTGCCTCCTTTGTTGTTATGTTTTACTATATGCAAAATCAATTTACAAGGTGCAAAGATATTATGCAAGCGAAAAAAACAAAAAAAGCAGATTTTAATAATAGAAAAAATCGTTACAACAGTAAAAACCGCGAGTTATTTGCGATAGCTATAAAAGCCAATGGTTACACACTGGACGAATTAAGTGTGATTATTAAAACACATCAAACCACAATCCACCATTTGTTGACTGGCCGCCGCCGCCCTTCGCTTCATACGGCATCAAAAATTGAAGAAGTTTTCGGATTGTCTATTTCGGATTGGTTAGATTAAAATTATTCTTCCAGCATACGTTCGTAATAATTAGGCAATTTGCTATATGGCATAGGCATAACAAGCCCTAATTTTTCATAGGTTTTCTTGCATAACTTAAACTGATTTGCGCTTGATTTATCCCAAGTACATTTATGGCTTGTATATCCGTTTTGCCCTCTATGACAAGAAACGCAAAGAGGGATTAACCATTCATGCCCTAGCCGCCTGCCTCTATCCGTAACGTGGTCTGCTTCGCTTGGTGCGGATGCGTTGCAGATACAACAAGGCATATTCTTAATTTTTAATATAAATTCTTTTTCAGCTTTATTCATCACGCCTCAAGCAATTTTCTGTTGTTACTTCTAAGCGGAGTAGGCATAGGCGCAAGCGTTCTATTCAATCTTTCCCTATGCGTAATAACTCCATGCTCGTTTTCATATTCTTTCAAATAAACAAATTTAGGACTTTCAATACTTATCCCCATGTTTAATTTCCACCGCCAGATTGAAGCATAATATTTTTCATATCCAACTGGCACTATCAAACTTCCATTGTAAACAGTTACGTTCGGAAAGGTCAATTTATCTTCTTCATAATCGTTGTAATTCTTTTTAGCCATTTTCTACCTCGTTTTGTTGTTGCCTTTGGATATGCTCTTTCCATGATAAAATCCAAAATCCTTTTGTTTTTTTGGATTGTTTGTTTTGATGATATTTGTAAAAACTACTCCACAACTTCATCTCTTCTTTTTCATCACAAAAATTCAAAAAACAGTCAGGTAGGTAGTCTATCCCCTTAGGGTGTAAAACTTGCTCTGCAAAGATTATTTCTTGCACGTCAGGCTCAGATAAAACAAATTCATCGATCAAAAAATATTTATCGTTAAACATACTACCTTCCTTACTTATTTTATCTATAGGTGAAAGTGTAGGTGTAGGTGTAGAGCATCGGTTTAGCATATCCATCTGCATATGCGGTTGCATATCCGCCTGCATCGGTTTAGCATCAGGTTTTTCTACCTCTTTTTTCCATCTTTTTTCTGCTGCTTCCTTAGCTTTTCTGCGCTTTTCACGAGCTTTTTCTAACTCCTCATCTGCCCTTGATTGATGATATTTTCCGCTTTCGTATACAAAAAACTTACTTAGCACAAAATCTATTGCTACTTGCTCCTCTAATGCTAATGCCCTGCAAGAGCGATAAAACCGCATATGCATAATTGATGCGTCCGCATTGCGTTCGCATTCAATAGCCCCTCCATTATTCCAGTATTCTTTCAATAAAAGTAAATAAGCTCCATGCTCAAGCATTGATAAGCCGCTGGTTTTTTTCTCATAATCTGCCCAAATTATAGGCATAAAAATATCAACTTTTTCGGACATAAGCACTCCACTCCCTTTGTGCAACAAGGCAGATGTATCACCATGAAGGCAGTCATTACTGAGCTGCGCTACCTTGCTGCACAAAAGAAATATAATTAAAAGATTGATTGGTTTTGTGATACATAACCCCACGATAAAGACATTTTAGCCTTATGCAAGATATATTTTTACAACACGCAAAATAAATAATTATGTCGCAGAAATATTACAGTTGCAATTTGTGATTAAAAAGCAAATCATTGCAAAATGACATATGCGGAATTTTTACGATTGCCAGAATGTAGCAGAATACGCATCATGCGGCGTGTGTTAAAAGCCAGTCATAATATTGAGGATAAAAAGCTGCCTATTCAAAATAGAGATGTTGAAGCCATAAATCATTGCTTGCGCTGGCTTGGCGCAGATATGATGGTTAAATCGTGGGAAAAGCGGATATTATCTAAACAATGTATTTCAACTCAGCAATCTCGCCCGCTAAAGCCATTGCCCACTTTGTAGCCGCATGAGATAATAAACCATTGTTTTCTTGCGTTGGAGCTGCGCCATAAACCCGCATACGATGCCACATATCATTCCACAAAGCCTCGTTTCCGATTGGCTTAGTGCGTTTCATTCTCAAATCAAATAAATATTGCTTATGCTCCAAATCAGTCATAAATCCAACAAATTTATATTTCCATAATCCGTCTTTAATATTTGCAGCGGCTATTTTCATTTTATGATAAACCCGCAAATCAGAAATGCGGTTGCGATATGAATTTTGCGAAACTTCCGCAAGTTCACAAAGTTTATTTGCATCAATCCATTCATTCTCATGATGCTGAAAAACCTTTGATATTCTATCAAGTGAGCTTATAAGTCGCTTTTTATCACGCTCATCATCGAAAGTTTCGCCATGAAATTTAGTCAAGTCCATATCAATTTGCTGCATTATTCCCCCGATGCCACTTTGAATAAATCAAGTTGTTGATTATTTTCTATCCAGTCCAAGTTCTTTTTAGCAACTGCATAATAGCTAGGTTTTAACTCAGTTCCGATAAACTTGCGCCCCTTTTGAAGTGAAACATAACCCTCTGAACCTATCCCCATGAAAGGGCTAAAAACAGTATCGCCTATATTCGTCCACAAATCTAGCGCACGTTCAATAACTTGAAGTTGCAAAGGGCAAATATGGCGTTCGTCATCTTCCGCCCTCGCCTCGCTATATTGTAGCGTTTTGGAAGGGTTAATATCCATCCAAATAGGGCTTGCGTATTGTTGCCAAACATCAACAGGAAACTCCGCAGCCGTATGACTTACAGGCTCAGGATTATCGCCTAGTTTCCGCATTGTAACCAAGTAATCAGGTATGCCTTGGCGGCTCATTGCACTATTCTTTTTAATCTGCTTATGAAGCAATCCAAGTGCCTTAGTGCGCTGCATAGCAATTACAGGGTCTTTCCAGATACAAACCTCAGAATGATAAACAAAACCTGCATCTTGGAATATCTTAATCAACAAACCTCTAAAATCAGTTATGCCGATATATCCGTCATTTTGCTTTGATGTTGGTAAATTCATGCAATGGAAGCTAACTAAACGCCCATTCATCATTTTTTTGTGCAATTCATCAACAAGATATTTGAAGTGAGCATAAAATTCAGAATGGCTTTTGCAGTTGCCCATATCTCTTTCGGAGTTTGAGTAAGTGTAAAGGCTTGCGAATGGTGGACTAAATATTGAATAATGCAGGCTATTATCTGGCAATCTTTTAATCACTTCACAGCAATCAGCATTATAAATATCGTAGTTTTCTGTTTTGTCGTGGCTTTCGAAATAAGTCATAGAATCCCTTTTGGTTGAGTTGATGTTAAATCCAGATTCATTAAATTCTACAATTAATGATTTTTTCATTTCTTCGGCGTTAGCGTGTTTGCGCTGGATATTGTTATAAACTTCCATTTGCGTTTCAGATAAAACCAAGTGAACATTTACAATCTTATCTTGCCCAAAACGATAGCATCGTCTTACTGCTTGATAAAATTGCTCATAACTATCTGAAAGTGAGCAGAAAACCATATTATGACAATGTTGCCAATTTAAGCCAAATGCAGCGATTTTTGGTTTACTAATTAGGCATTTAGTATCACCATGCTTAAAATCCCGCAGCTTTTTGAGCTTCGCATCATCTTTATCGCTTCCCGATAGATTAACACCGCCCTCAATCAATTTCACAAGTAAATCAGCCTCATCATTCAGCTCGCACCATATAACCCACTTCTCGTTTGAGTTATTGACTAAATCAGCCGTATATTGACATCTATCTTGAATTGTATTTCTGCGCTCTTTTAGCCTTTCAGTTAATCCTTGAGCTGGCAAATTAATCAAATATCCGTCATCAAAATTGTTTTTCTGAATATCCAATAAATGGCGGTGAGTTTCAAACATAGGAGGCTTAACAAAATTATGCTCATCAAAACCTATATCTTTCGGCTCAGTAACCACAACGCACCAAGTAGATAGCCATTGCCAAAACTTCTTTTTAGCGTGTCCTTTGAGCTTCCATTTGGCAGTATCCCCTCCGTCATGTGTGAAAAACATAGCAAGCATTTCAACCCTAGTCATAATGCCTAGAAATTCAGAATGATTGCCAAGTTCCATAAAGTCGTTTGGTGAAGGTGTTGCAGTACCGCAAAAACGATAATGCACGTTCTTAAATGACTCAATAAGCAGAGTTTTGTATTTGCCGCTTAAAGATTTCAATACTGAGCTTTCATCAAGGAAAACCACTCCAAAATCATCAGGATTGAGTTTTTCTAATTGCTCATAGTTGATAATGTTAATCCCCGCATCAACTGGGTTAGTACGTAGATTGTTTATTGTATATCCCCACTTCGGAGCTTCTTCATCTATAAACTGTCCTAAAATCTGCAATGGAGTTATAAGTAAAGCAGGTTTATTAATATGCTTTGAAATTGCATCTAATATTGCCATAGACATAAAAGACTTACCCAATCCGCAATCCGCAAATATTGCACTCTTGCCTTTTTGGATCGCCCACTCGCCGATAGCTTTTTGATAATTTAGCAATTTTTCATGTGATAAATCAGTATCAATACCGCTTGCATCAAATACCAATTCTTTAGCTCCTAGAAATTCTGAATAATCCATTATTGCCCCCAACGTGTCGCTTCGGTTGAATCAACGTAAAAAGGCGCATCGTAGCCCAAACTTGCAAGTGTTTTCTTGCCCTCAATATCATCTTGTTTTTGCGCTGCAAATTTTAGTTCTTTATATTCGGCATGATATTTTGTTGCATAATGCGCTGGAATTGCACCAGATGCCATGCTAAAAGCAATTAGCGCAATCGTGGTATATTTTATCTGAAATACTGATGTTTGTTTTGTCATTTTATATCCTATTTTGTTGGTTTGTAATATTGATAGTCAGGTTGATATCCATTGTGCAAAATCTTGTTTTTGATTTTTTGAAATTGCACTAGGTTTTCAGGAAAATGCTCGGCTGCTATTTTTTCAGCTTCTTGCAAATCCTTAAAATGTTTCATGTTGATTACAGTCATTTTTTCCTCGCTTCTTTTTTTTCATATTCTTTTAGTTTTTCACACATTCCAATGACGCTAGTCATAAGCTCGGCAATCAAATAATTTGCTTCATCGCTACAGTATCGCCTAAATTTTCGTGCATTTCTTGGATTTCTAATAAATCGTCTAAATAATCTTGTGCTTTCATTTTGCCCTCACTTGTTTTACTGCGCCTAATTCGTGGCGGGTTTTTTCTAAAACTTCCTCAAATGGAAAGCCCATTTTTTGCAGCATTTTGTTATCAGTTGTCCAGATTGTAACATAGGCTGGATTACCAATGCCAAAAGCAAAATTAACTTTGCAGTTTTCCAGCTCCCAAAATTCCACTCCGTCAACTTCATTCATGTAAATATCATAAGTAAAATCAACCCTGTTATATCCTGTGATCTGAATTTCTCCGAATTGCTCCCATTTACGCTCTTGTAAATGGATTGTTTTATGTTGGTCTGTTTGGTGTGATTCGTACATTTTGCCTCCTGTTTGTTGTTTTTGGTGTCCTATCTTTACCATACGCAAAAACAAAATGCAAGCATTTATTTTTGCATCTAGTAAATATTTATCTTGCAATGTCCGATTTTATGCAATATGTTGCAAAAATAACCAACATAGGAAAATTATGGAATTAGAAGACAAAGTCAGAATAACCGCATTGAAAAAAGCCGCAATCGTTATGAATGCGCTTGCTGATTCAATTCAAGATAAATACACCAAGTCAGAAACAAAATTGCTGGCATGGTCTATATCATGGGCAGTAACTGAACTGGAGGAGTTGAAAAAATGATGAAAATTAAAATCTGGCTTCGTGAACAATTTGCAAGCGTTGATGAAGTATTTAGATGGAGTGATTATGACTGAAAAACCAAAACGCAAAAACTATGAGCGTGACTTAAAACTCTATAATTTGCACAAAAAACACCCTGATATATACGTTTATGAGCTGGCAACTAGGTTTGGTATGTTGGCAAGTAATGCCTTGCAATCAATCGCAAAGGTAAAGGAAGAACTCAAACAACAAGGATTATTATGAAATTTGTATTAAACACACTACGTTTTTTGGCTATCGGATATACTTTAACTGCAATCGTCTTTTTCCTTTTAACTATGTTTATGGAAAATCCCGCTATAATCGTTATGGCGACTACTGCAATTTGTTATATGGCTATTCCGATTATGTCATGCTGCTTTTTCTATTTGATAAATCAGAAAAAATAAATATACTTTGGAAGCGGAGAGGGCAAAAAGTAAGCCGCCAGCTTCATACGCTGGAGAAAGTTGGGGCAGTACCAATCACCGCACCCATTTTGTTGAACTCACCAATATGGTTAAGCAAGCTCAAAATGGGGGAAATCTTTGAGCTTTGAAAAATCACCGCCCCATCGCAACTCAATGCTATTTTCCATTGCAATGCGTTTTATGACTTTTGCTAAATCTCTAAATCTATCTAAATTATTCCAATCAATCGGATAAGGCGCAATATCTACAGCAAGCGAAGGTGTATAGTTATGATTGCTTTTTTTAGTGATGCCATCGATGTGAGTTACGATATTGCCAGCAGTTGTGCGCCCTTGTGCGTATAATTTCTGTTGCTCTGCTATTGTGCGTTCACCGCATAAAACCACAAAATCAATCTCTTTGATTGCCTCAAGTAAAATAACTTGCAGGTTAATATGGCAGGTTTTCAACTTTGCCGCTGATGCTTTACTAAATACTGCCATTTATAGCCTCGCTGAGCGTTTTATGTTTATTTCTGCACTCTGCATATTGATTAGTGGTTTCTATGCTCCATTCAAGCAAATCTGCAATGGTAAATGACGTTTCAACTGGCGCAAGGTCAGCGCAAGGTTGAATTAAGTTAGCTTGCATTTGCACTGGCAACGGCTTCACTGAGGAGGCGCAGCCCGCCGCTAGGAATAGCACGTTTATAACTATCATCTGTTTTAATTTCATTTTCCAGCCTTTTTATTAGGTTTCTGTTTTTGGTTTCGTTTTCCACTCTAAATTGCTCAAATTGCCTTGATTGCTCATGCAATAGCTTTTCCGTTTCTTGCTGCGCTTTTATCGCATCTTCCAATGCTTCCAGTTTTTCAGCTTCGCATTGTGCGCCAGCGTAGCGATATCCAAAGAAAAACGCACTTGTTAGCAATCCTGATATGGCAATCACTATGATATAAATTTTATAATTAGCGTAAAAATTAGATATAAAATTGAACATAAAATCCTACTTTGTAAATTTGTCTATGAGATTATCCGATGCCCTTTGAAACGCTTTTCCAAGATATGCCTTTTGAGTTACAATCGCAACAATCAAATCACGTCCTAATAATGCGGCAACTGATGCCGCTGTAATTGCAAGCCAATCACCAGCTCCATATTCAACCATGATATTACCTGCAACTACACCAACTGGTACGCTAAAAAAGAATGTAATCAAATAATCTTTTAAAGTTCTATTTGTTGGTGAAACTAGAGTACGCATTATCCCTGCGGTCAAGCTAACTGCAACTAAAACTAGAATGTCAGCTATTCCTTCCGTAATGCGATGCCACATGATGAGTCCATTTCTTTAAGTTCTTCCAATGTGTTATAATGCCATAAATTTGAAAGAATGGCTACACCAATATGACAAAGCCCTAGCATCTGTTCTAGCGGAAGTGGTAAATTGTAAACCCACTTTGCGTAATAATACCAAACAACACAAATAATAATGCCTAAATTCAATAGCATAGAAATTGCCACCATAAAATAAATGCGCTCAATTCGTGATTGAAAAAAATGCGTGATGCAACTGTTTTGGAATTTATCAGCGTGCTTGCCTATAACCACTAAACCAGCAATTATAGCACAAATATTTAGCGATATTGAAAGCCCAAAAAGCATAATTTACCCTATTAAAACAAAAGCCGCCCAAAGAATTGCACCAAAGAAAAACTCTCCTAAACTCCAACCATAACCCCTATTTTTAAACAATCCGCATATTTCAATTGAAGCCCAATAAACCAATCCCATTAATAAACCAACTGGCGCATAAAACAAATATGACAAGCTGAAAAATGAGAAAAAACCTGCAATAATTGAAGTCCATATTAAACCACGCAGCGATAATGCAGCAACTGAACGCAATACGGCATGGTCAGTTGAGCGCATAACTAAATTATCAATCCAAACAATTTCTTTTTCGTTAGGGTCAAAAGTCTTTTTAACAATACCCGTGATATATTTTCCCCAGCCAAAAGATGCACCAATCAACATTGCAGCAAATCCGAATAACAATCCAAGCAATGAATTTACGCAAAATGCAGTTACCAAGCCAAAAACAAGAGCATTGCCGAATTTACCAACTCTCTTTAAAATGATGCTATCTTGCTTTGGTGAAAACAAAACATTGAGTAAGCCGCCACGGCAACCATTAAAAAAAGCCCCTAAAATCGCAATTAAAAAAATCATTCTGGCAATTCTTCCTCTGGTAAATCTTGCTCTGGCAATTCTGGTTTAATAAATTCATCATTTTCATAGGTATCGCCAATGCTAGCAATATCAGATAATACGCTATAAAAACCTGATGCAACTGTATATGTATCGCCCTCTTTTGGAGGAATGATAACATTTTCAACAATATTAGTTTCGCTATTTATAATTGCTAAATTCATATTTCCCTCTTAATTAAAATATTCAATAATTGTTATAAACCCTGCACCGCCAGCACCACCCGCAAGCCCTGAGCCGTTGCCGTAAGCACCTGAGCCGCCACCACCATATCCAGCGGGCGCAGCACTACCAGCAGTACCCGCAGAAGTTACTCCACGTCCACCAGCACCCATTACTGCTGTGCCACCTTGCCCAGAATAATTTAACGAGGCTGTGCCGCCATTTGACATTCCATTATACCCCGCACCACCAGCAATTTGCGTGCTTCCTGCTGTTGCAGTACCACCTAAACCACTCCCAACTTGAGCGTTTCCTGAGCTTCCACTTGCACCTACGCCACCATTTGCCGCAACTAAAGAGCCAAGCGAGCTTGTGCCACCAGTTCCGCCAGCACTTAATGAGCCTGATGCACCAGCCGCACCAGCAGCTCCAACAGTAACTACCTGAGATGCGCCAATAGTTGCAGCAGTAAAAACACCTTCCGCATAACCACCAGCACCGCCAGCCGCACCGATTGAAGGGTTAGCTGTACCAACCCCGCCACCACCAGCACCGCCAGCTTGAACCCGCACAAAGCAAGAAGTCATACCCGCTGTTGGCGTGTAAGTTCCTGATGATGTAAAATCTATTTTAACTGGAGCTTTTGCAACTATAGGCAATCCGCTTTGGCGTTGATAAATAGTACGTACCACACCGCTTGCATATCCGATAAATATTGCATAATCGCCAGCCGCTGTTGTGATATTCGCACCGCTTGGCAATACCAAACTTGCACCATGAGTAAGCGTCAAAATTCCTGTAAACCGCACATAACGCACTTGCCCCTCTGGCAATGTAACCGCTGTAATTGTGGTCGTACCTGTAACATCAATAATATTACCAGTTGTGGAAGTCAGATTGATCGTTGAAGCAGATGCCACGTCAGCACCTTTCGCAAAGGCATTTGTATTAATAAGCTGAAATTGCGTGCCGTCATAAATGGCAAATTGAACTTTTCCAGCTACCAACTCATTTGCGGTCAAAGCAATAGTACCATTTTTTGTAATATCTTTTGTACCCAAAGCTGAAATATTTACAGTCACCGCCCCTGTGTTATTTGATGCAGGAAGAAATGCAATAACTTGTCCAGCCGTATAGGCTGTTAAAGCTGTTGAAGGTGTCAAAGTCAAAGCATTTGCAGTACCGCCAGCAGTTCCGCCCCATGAAATAGGATTAGCAGTTTCGCCAAGTGCGCCTAAATATTCCCAATTAGCATTTGAAACTGCGCTTGGAAGGGCATTGCCTAAATTGTTATTTATAATTGAGCCGTAAAGCTCATAAGTACCAGCTTTTTTAACTATAGAATTTGCATAATAAGTCGTTGCAACGTCATATTCTGGTATACCTTCTTGAAGCAAATATCCAACTTGGCTAGACATCACGTAATGAATGCCATTGAAATCTTGGAATGTTGGAATTTCACTGCCAGCAAGCGCAGCCGCAGCCCAGCCATCTAACCATTCCGCTGTTTGAACTTGCGCCACATCTGTAGTATAAACTGGCAATCCAGCAGCAGGGCTTCCATATTCAGTAATACCAGTTGCGCCAGCCGTTGAAGCGAATATTTTTTGCGTTTTTCTAGTAATCTTTGCCATGTCAAATCCTTGTGTTAAGTGATAATATCATAAGTTGAACTGAGAAATCTACCCTCTTGTGTAAATCCCACCGCAGCATCATTAAAACCCGATAAATAACTGCGCTCAATATCTAAATTTGCAGCATCAGCAAATCCAAAAAATTGATTGCCATTTAACGCTTCCAGCCTCACTCCCATAGGCTTCGGTAATACTTTTTTCTGCAATGCCGCCCTGATTAAGGAATTTGAATAATCACCAACAAAATAGGTCATTGTCATATCTAAATTGTCCTTCACCAAAACGGAAGTATTGAAAAACGCAAAGATTGAGTCGGTTATACTTTTTACTGAATGGTCAGAATTATTCTGCACAATTCTAAACTTGATTAGCGTGCGAAAAGCATCATCATTCAAGCGCATATTGTTTGAAATCACCTCGCTTGCATCAAGGAAAAATCCAGTTTTATCGGGCGCAGCCGCATCATCAAAACCAACTATATTAGCGGAAGTTCCACCAATATCAGCCGCATCGGCAAATCCAAAATAATCACCTGATAAATCTGAACTTGAATAAAAGCGGTCAAGGTCAACATACTTTCCGATAATATCTAGTTGAACGCCAATAGCAGTTTCAAGATTAAAAGCATCTCGCACATCAAACAAAATGCCAGTCGCCATTAATTCCTCAATATAAAGCGCAATCGTTGCTCTTGCCTTTGGCTTATCCGCATATTGAATAATTAGCAAATCAACGTAGTAATTTATGATGCTTGAAACGTCAGCCATTTTACAGTTCCGTAATATCTATTCTTGTTGTTGATAAAGTCCATTGCTCATCTAAATCAGCAGTTTCTAAATAATCCACCCAAGTCAAATCATCGTCCGAAATCTCAACATTAACCGCCACGCCACCGCCACCATTTACCGCAATCGCATCTCTTGCAATCGCTGTAATACTGGACGTTTCTGCATAGTCGCCTATGTTATATGATAAATTTGCCACAATATAAGATTTAATATCGGCAATATCATAAGTCGGTACTGCAACAGTCGGTTGGATGTCAAAACGGATATATAAATCAGCAGCAGTCGGGCGGTCAAATTTCACCACAAATATATCGCCACTTGCCGTTTCAATATCTACCTCAACAATTCCACGCATACCTGAACCGAATGATTTTTTTGCATAATACGCATTTGCAATGTCAGTATTTGCGCCTCCCTCAACAATAAGCCATGTTGAATGTGCTGGTATTCCGTTAGCATCGGTTGCGTTGGTATCATTTTCATACAGCTTTGCATCGGTTACGCCATCAAGATTTAGCACAACGGCAAGCAAGCCATTCAAATATCCATTTGCTGCAATAGCAACCGAACGCTGCCTACGCACCCGCAAGGCTGAGTCCGTTTCCTCCGCTTGTCCTATTTCAAGTGCTGCGCTTGGATTATTCACGCTCACAACACCCAAAACAATGCTAACTGGATTAGTGATTGTGTTTACAGTCGTTTCAACTAAGCCGATATTTCTTGCACGAAAATTTCTTGAATATGTGCCAGCGGTGAAAGTTTCTGAGTCCATTAAAATATATTGATTGCCTGAGTCATCTTGGATTGTAAAACCAGTTCCATTAATGCTATTAAAATTCGCATCAAGCCCTTGCAAGCTAATTGTGCGGTCAATAACCATTGTAATAGGCGTGATTGTGAAAGTACCGCCCTGCCTTTGAATATTGTTTATCACAACTCTTTCGTCAAGCTGTCTACCTACCGCTTTATCAGGGTCAAAACTGTTATAAATGCTTTGTGCTATTTCACGAATATCAATCGCTTGCTGCGCCACAATTCCTACAACTTGTCCATCGGGTGAGTTCTGGTCAAGGTTAATATCTGCACCATAAATGCCCTGCAATCCAGCCTCAAGCTCTGCCACAATCTCGTTGCGGGTTTTCAGCGTCAATCCATTTGCATCAATTAAATCTACCATTTTTTAGCTCCCTAAAATAATTGAATCACGATATGACTCTGAAAATATTGTGCTTACGCTATAATTTGCAGTAAAGCTTCTACCTTCTAAAATTGTGTCAAAGGTTAAAATACCAGTTACACCTTCGCTTTGCAAAATAATCCTGCGAATATCAGCCTCAAGCAATGTTTGTTGGTTTTTTGAACCTAGCCGATTATACCAGTCCACACCTTCATTTTGTGCAAAAAAACAATCACCAAACCAGCTCAACAAACGAGTGCGGATATTCAAACCGATTGCTTGATTGCGTTGCGTGAAATCATTGCGCCCTTTGCCGAACCTCCAGTCCGAATTCTCATCTAAATTGCGAAATATCATGAACCCCCCGTTACAATTCCCTTAACTACTGTAACCACGTTGAACGTACCAGTTGCGCCATTGCCAGCCTCAATATATTGTGAGCCTGATTGTACTAAATTTGCATCTAGCGTGATAGTGCCACCATTGCCACGAGCAACCCCTTTAATGGTCAAATTCTCATTCACAGTCACATTGCCGTCAACTTCCATGTCGCCATTATGCAAAAAAAGCTCCGCAACAGTTTCAATCAAATCGCTTGTAAATTCTATATTTGAGCTTTCGTCATACTGAATACGCACGCCATTTGTGAGATAATTCACAATAGAATTTTGTAAATTGCGAATACCAACTAAAGCAATGGCATCACTTATATCATGCGCCCTTAATGCTGTTGGAGCTTGAACCCCTCCAGCAACAAACCAGTTATCAATTTCTCTATCGTTAAAAAGCAAAATGCAATTATCACCTGCAACAATCGGAAACGTCATATAAGCTGAACCGCCATATAAATGGAATACTGGGCATTTAATCAGCAACGGATATTCTTTCAAAATCCGCACTCCGTCATCTTGAACCTTCTCAACTTGCTTGATTGCCACCCGCACGCTTGCAGTTTGTTCAGCCGCATTAAACTCTTCAATAATTCCTATCTGGCAACAATTCATGGTAAGCTTCGTGTCAAGCTGCGTCCTTTGCAGCAAATCTGCTAAATCTGGCGGGTTTTGTTGTGCGGTTTTTGTCATTGGTTTCTTGATTGCGCTGTTATTGTTCCTACTGGCTTAAATGTACCATATAATTGCCCTTCAAGCAAAAGATTGAAAGTGCTGGTGCAATTTCCACCGATTGCCTCTGAAATCACGCCTTGATGCTGAACCCCTATGACTTTGTATTGTCCGTCATAAACTGGCTCAATTCCGCTTTGTATTTCAATAAGCTGTCCGATTGTAATTCTAGGCTCAAACAAAGTATCAATTTGCACAAAAGCGTCATCACGTCTAGGTGTTGATAATAAACCAGTTTCAGCGTTCAAAACCAGCAAATCAGCTTGCACCACTTCATCGCCATTCAAAGCATATACAAGCTCATTATCAACAAAAACTTGATTATTGGTATATGTCCCCAAAGCGTCAAAGGTGTTGCCATTTACCACCACACCCCGCTTGAAATCGCCATCAATCACGCCAATTTCGCCCTTTGTCAAATTAGGAAAAGCCCCGATTAAATCTTCCACAACGTCTTTTACTGTCGTACCAGCCGCATAGGTTTTATAGGTGTTTGTGTTCAAAATGTCATGCATACCATCACGAGCAACAATATTTGTAATAATATCCGCCCCGCTTCTTTCAGAATTTGCCACGTAAAGATTGCCTCTAAAAATCGTTGCTAATTCGTCATATCCAGCTTCAAGAGTGACTTGCCGATAAACATCGTAATTAAATCTATCCTTAAAAATCAAATTGCGGGTTTCCAGCGATAAATTATTAACCTGAATACTTGCAGAATTTATGGAAGCAAAAGAACTGCGCTGCACGTTAAACTTCATAGTGAAAGGTGACTCAATAATGATATCCTCGCCACCCTCTGAGGCTTGTATTGTCAGTCTATATTTGCGCCCAAATTTCATGAATAATAACCCGCCTCAATAGCTTCAACTTCAACTTGGCTTAATAAAAACACACTCACACGTCCACTAATAAAATCATTTATATATGCAGGGTCAAACCTATCAAGTGAATTACAAAGTAACCCAAACGGAATGATGTTTTTATAATTTCTCAATAAATTAGGGGAGTTACAAAGCTGTGAGCCTCTTAAAACAAAATCATTCCATGCCACGTCAACATTCCAGCACTCTTGCGTTGAGCTGTAATAGAAATAGAAATCAATCAAACTGCCGTCCAGCGCAACCATTCTAAAATTTTGTTTTGATTCATCGGTTAGTTTTGTGATTAATTGCATCTAGCCCCCAAAAGTTATATCGTTTGAAAAATCTAGCTCTGGGTGGAGTATCTCTAACATAGGCTCAACCTTTGGCAAAGGCGCATCAATAAAATCTCCATCATTGCCAAATCCACCCAAATCAGGGTCATTAACCTTTTTAGAGCTATCACCACTTAAAAAGTCTGTAACTTTAACAGCTAACGATTCATCTTTTCCACCAGTTTTGCCTTTTTCTGAAACGTCTTGCGCTTGCTCTTGCGTGCGCGATTGAAATCTATCAGGGTCAAATTTTGCTGTTTGTGTTTGAGCAAAGCGCATTTCTTTCAACGTGATAGTAAAATCGCTCATATCCTGCGTATCAGCACTTTGTTTCGCTGAAACGGACTCAATAGCCATGCTGGTCATAAACTCAAAAGGCGTTTGAACTGAAACGAGAATTTTCTGCTCCATTAACGCTTTGAAATATTGATATGCTTGCTCTTGTCTTTTAATTGGCGGTGTAAGATTTTTTACAATGCCGTATAAATCAGCAGCTTTACGTACGCTGGCATCAAAACTGATTGAGTTAGCATCTAGGGTGCTTGAACCATCAAGATATGCGTTACGGGCTTGCGTAGCGGCAGAACTCAAAACTGGCAAATAGCTATTCAAAATTGTAAGCTTCCGTACTAGATTTTGCGTTGCTGTGTCGGTGCTTGCATCTCTGCGGAAAACCAACTCACCTACAAAGTTTTTGAGCGTAACTTTTTTAGGCTTAATTGCGATATGGTCTTGAATTGAGCTGTTACTTTCCGTGTAATGGTCTGTAATATCTGCACTCAAATTTACTGTGGTTTCATCTTCAATATCAAATACAAAACCACCAAGCCCAAAAGCATTAAGCGGACGTACGATATACTTTGCAAAGCTGTTTTTAATCAAGCCTATGCTAGTTTGAAATTCAGTATTTGCCGTGTTGCGAGCATTGGCAACTTGAACGGCTTTTCCAAAACTTCCTGATGCAATTCCTATTGTCATGATTGCAGCCCCTTGTTAAATCTGTCATATGAATAGCTATATTGGTCTTGCAACTTGCTTGAAACGCTAGTCGCAACGTCCTCTGGATTGCCATTTGAGTTGATATAGAAATTATTATTGAAAGCGGTTGCTTGACTTGCTGCTGGTGTCGCCGCTGAAAATTGCCCTGTTAAACTTTGCAGAATATATTTTTCAAGCATCCAAAGCATTTCAAAATCATATATTCCTTTAGCACTTCTTTTTTCATTATCTTTCTGAAAGTTTTTTGCAGCTTCGGAGGCGTTTTCTGCAAATTCTGGTAACAATCCTAAAGCACGTAAAACTGCATTTATTGGCTCAAGTATTTCATTATTCATGAAATCGCTAACTTTCTGCATCTGGTCAAGAAATGGCTGCCATACATTATTTGAAAGCTCTTTGCCTATTTTTTCCATGTTTTTAACCAATCTACCAATCAAACTATCACCGCCTCGCAGATACACCGCCATATCTTCCAGCAATAGAATAATTCCAACAATGGCTGCAGTTATAGGCGCAAAGGCAATAGCTAAAATCGCTGCAATACCAATCAAGGCTTTCATGGCTAATTCCATGCTACCCATATATTTTATGACTTCAATAATGCTATCAATCACCAATCCTATTGCATCGGCAATTCCAACAATCACCCGCAATAATGCACTAAGCGCAGGCTCAACCTTTGCTACAAGATTATCTTTCCATAGTGAAAATTCTAGCTTTGCTTTACGGACTTGTGCGCCAAGTTGCATAATTATGTTTTGGTTTTTTTGGCTACGTGAAATTGAACCCGCAAGCGCATCAAATTCTTTACGTGAAAGTTGCAATACATTGATAAAATCACCGCCAAGCCCAAGCTGCTCAAGCATATTTACTGCTATGCCAGTTTTTCCAGCATCTACCAGTTCTTGTATTCTGCCTCTTAATTGCTCTAAAACAGAAAAAGCCCCGCCATTGGGGTCAATATTCAACAATGCAAAAGGCGCAGCCCCTTCACCAGTTAGCTGCAATTGCACAATATTTTTCTGCAAAGTTTCAATAGATTTTGCTACGCTATCGGCATCTAAAGCCATATTTGATAACTGAGCCGCTGTCTGCCATTTCTGCAACTCTTGCGCTGATAATCCAGTTTGCATACTGAAATTAGAAAGCGCAACCGCACCACGCACCGCACTATCCACAAACCTATCTAATGCATACACCGCACCAGTCGCTGCCGCTGCAACAACTGCAAATTTTCTAGGCAAGCTTTCCATTTTATCTTGAAAGCTATTTATTCCATCTTCATTAACTTTGAAGCCCAACTGTGCAAAAAATTCGCCAATTTTAATTCCCATCTCTTTCCTCGCTCATTTTTCTACTAGCTTCAAAATAGTCGTTTTCAAACGCCTCATAATGAAGAATGTTTAAAATTATATCAGCAGGAGCTTTTAGGATATTTTGCGGATTGCCTTGAAAGTAACCAGCCTTTGCTAATCTCAAAGCTATGAATAGAGCCTCATTCTCAACTTCTATTCTGGGGCTTTTTCTTTTGTCAGAAATCCCGCTAGATTTAACTTTGAAACTAGCCCTTTGAAAAAAGGGGATAAGTTTACCTTCAAGCACTCGAAAACTATCTCATAGTAATCTGCCCTTGCCTCTACATTTTCAAAAGTTTCTTTCGTGATTCTTTCTGAATTATATGTGCTGCGGCTCAAACACGCAAAAATTGCCGCATTTACACTTGGTGAACTGTCAAATTGCGCCACCGCTTTAAGAAATGGCATCAAAACATTAACATCCATTTCAGTAAAATTCTGCAAATCACTAGCTTTTAAATTACTCAATTCTAATCCGCTTTGTGCAAATTCCTTTGCAACTGCATTTTTGAGTGCAAGCGCATCATCAAAATCAGCAACATTGATACTAACCTTAGCTCCGCTTGAAACTTCCATTATTGTGCGCTCCTAATTGCGTTAGCGAATTTCAAATTGTAAACTGCAACACCCTGCTCAATATCACCATCAGAATTTTCTTTGCCGTCCACTTTCTTTACAATCATGCCACCAGCAAGCGTATAAACATCACGAATGATATTGCCTTGTCCATCACCCAAACGCTTTACAAACTCCCCTGCAATAAGGTTTGTGCTGGCAAAATCAGCTTGTGTACTTGAAATCTTGCCCTGCATAAATCTATCATCGCTTGAACCACGAATAAGTCGCAAAATCATATCCGCATTATCACCAGTCGCATTGCGAGCATAAATTGTATTTTTGTTTTTGCCTGTTTTCATTTCAACAATATTATTCGGAAATGTAACTGTTGAATTGTCAGCATCAGCTAAATCAGTAAACACCCGATTATCAAGTGTCAAAGTATCTTCGCCTGTAATTGTATATGTTGTCATTTTTTATACCCTCGTTATTTTATTCTCATTCTACGCAATCCGCCTTTACGGATATTTTCATCATACCACAAAGGCTGTAAATTTTCTAATGCCATACATTCTTTGAATTGGTCTAAAATCATATTACCATTATCATCAAAGAATGTAAATGCAGTAAGTGGCTTGATGTGGTCTATGTGCCAGCCTAACCTTCCATAATTATCCCAAGTCATGCCGTCACGGAATTTTGACTCAAGATGCAATCTAAGCTGTTCAGGTGTATAGCTGCAATATGAGCTTCTATTCTGGTCTTTTTTCTTCTTTTTCAAGATACGCCCTATAGTGGCTCTTAACACACACAAAAGTCTATAATTCAAATCTTCTTTTCTTTTTTTCTTAATATAATCATTCTTTTTTTCGGCAATGCTTTCTTTGTTATTTTCAAGCCATTCTTTTCTCTTATCAGTATTGCGATATTTAGCTTGATAACCTTTTATGCGCTCTACGTGTTCAGGAATATTCTTGTAATTAGCATGACGCAATCGGGATTGTTCTTTTGAGCAAGCCTTTGAACAAGTTTTTGCTGTGCTTTTAAGGGGCAGCTCATAATGTGTGTTGCAAATAACACAATTAGAAAATCTAGCTTTAACTTCTACAACGCCTCTTTTTAGCTTTTCAAAATTTGCTCTGTATTTATCTTTACACCTTTTTGAGCATCTTTTTGCATTGTGAATATGGCTATAAAACACAGAATTACATTGGTCGCAAGTTTTTGCGCCAGCATCATTCTTGTATTTAATAAATCCAACTTTTTCCATATCAATCTTCTATAACAACAATAACATCAGATTGGTGAATTGCCCCGCTTCTTTTTACGGCTATCTGGCATAAGGGAGCTTCACGTGCTTCACGCTCTATTGATGATTGCTGCGTAATTGGCAAGCTATAAACATAATAGCCTCTATCTAGAATATTCTGACGGAAAATTTCAGGATTGCCGAAAGTTTCTGAGCTTGTCCATGAACCAGCAGCGATGCAGCCATTTGTTATGAAACGCTCCAAAACTTGAGCATAAGCATTTTTCAATCCGTCCATGCCAGCTTCTGTTTGTGGTACTTTCGTATTTGTTTGACGCAAATAATTAAATCCAGCAGCTTGCAATGCAAATTTCAAAGCCAAATTCATATATGGATTATCAAAGTAATCATTGCCACCAGTTGAATAAACACCAGCAACGCCCCAGCTCACATACAAATCAGCACCAGCAGTGTCAGCTTGCGTGTAAAGTGTTTGATTGATGTTTTCATCTGGAGTTACAGTTGCAAGCTGTTTCAAGTTCATGGTTGATGATGTATTTGAACCGCTGAAATTAACGCTAAAACCACGTCCAGCATATGCAGCCTTCATCAAATTTGCTGTTGCCAATCCGTCTGTATAAAGCAAAATGCGAGTTTGGAAGTTTCCAGCATTTTTAACTGTTGTCGCAATTCCAGCAATATCTGCTGTTGATGAAACGTGATGCAAGAAAATTCTATCTTGTGCTTGAATACCATTTGCGATTGTTGAAATTGCAGCATCTTCAAGATTGATATTTGTAATAACACCAGTATATGAAACGGCTTCACTAGTGCGTGCGATTGCAGCCAAGATTGTTTCACCTGAGCTATTTGCACCACCAACCGCAGTACCAGCAGATGAATTGAAATAACCTGAGCCATTTAAGACTGTACCAGTTCCACCTGATACGGCTGCAAGCGCAACTGTTGAAGTCGCACCAGCTTTTTTGCTTGTGATTTTGAAGCCGTTAGCCTCTGCTGTTACAATTCCATTAGTCAAATTAGATTGCAAAATCGTTGCAACATCTGCCCAAGTTGACGCACCTGTGAAATTTAAGCCAGTCAAATTATATGCTACGCTGTCTATTGTCACTTTTATGTCACCATCATCAACTAAAATAATGCCAGCGAGGTTTGCGCTCAAATTTGCTGTGGTAAATGTACCTGATGTTGCACTTACTGCACCAATCATCGGGATAATTACCAAACGTCCATCTCCACTCAAGATGTTTGGAGATTGAGCAAAAATCGCATTCGCCATTTCTGCCGTAACTGATGACGTACCATAATCCTCTGCAACTTGAGCAGCAGAAATATAAACACGATAAGGGTCTAGATTATCTGGAGTTTCGTTTGTGAAAAGCCCTAAGCTGTTTACATTCACCTCTGATATGCCACTTGGCGTATTCTGAATGGTTACATTGATAATATTTGAAATTGGTATAATTGACATTTTACGCCTCTGCTATGTTAAATTCTATAATTCCGTTTTCTTCGCCTATGGTTTTTTCGTCATCAACCCTAGTGTCAAAATCATTGTAATAATCGCCATTGATTGAGTCCAACGGCTTTTCTTTACGATACCACACATGACAAGCAATTGAAAGAGTAAATCTATTTATCTGACTTCCACCCTCTGCGCTGGACGTATTTATGAAGCCCTGACTTGCTTTAAATATTTTGAAATTGTTAGTTTCTTGCACTTGCTCCGAATAAACAGATTGAATTGCAGCCAAAACTTCCCAGCGTCTTTCAAGAGCATCGTTATTTTCGCTCATCAAATCAATTTGGATTATTTCTCTAACTTGCACTTGCTGGATTTCAGTCATGCCCTCATCGGTCGGTATACACTCCGATTTATTACTGATTGTTTGAGCATCTGACATTCCAACTACGATAAAAAGCCCTTTAGTGTTTGGGAATTTTCTATCCTGATTTCGCACCCAAATTTGCTGCTCGTCCAAAGCCATTTCTGAACGGATAATATTAACCAAATATGACTCTGTGCTTTTAAGCATTTTGATAATCTTCCAAAATATCGTATTGAATGTAATTATTGAGCGAATAATCCTTAACTGACATGACTTTATAAATTCTGGTATTATACACTATCTGGTCATTTGTTTTCAAATTTAGTGAACCCGCCAAGCAATGAATTTGCAGCCATTCAAAAGAACGCTGCCCATCTGGTTTTAGCATCAATTCCTCTGGGCTTAATGGCTGGATAGTACCTTGAAAATTAATATTTTCCTCATTTTCCTGAATATAGCCATCGCCATTTACCACCTGAGTTATTCTAGTGAGCGTGATTGTTGAAAACCAACCTGAAAAAGCGGCTTCCATTTGCGGCATAGAATTTATTTCATTCAACTTTTTAGGCATTTACCACCTCGCTTGTGATTGAGCGTTGCAATTGTCTGGTGTCAATCAAAGGTGCAGTTGAGCCTTTCCTGCGTATCGTTGCTTGTTTTAGCGGCTGCCATTTGCCAAAACCCCTTGTTTGGAAAGCCTTATCAATAATTTCTTCCGCTTTTAACCCTATCAATGTCAAAGCAGTTTCAATTTTGCCTTCTGCAACTAAATCTGTAATTTTTTTACTCATGATAAACGCCTTTAATTCTGGTCTTTCAAGCGGCATTTTCAAAAAAGAACGTGCTGGAATATTGCGGCTCATGCTGCCAAATTCGTGTATCACGCCAAGTTCAGCATTGCTAATATCCTCACCCTCCTCAGATTGGCGGCTGTTTGTATCTGCTAAAATTCCAACTTTTACAACTTTACTACCTGATAAAGCATCTCGCAGCTTATTCAATCCATCAAGATTTATGGTTACGTTGTTTGTCATGGCTGCGTTGCACCTGTAATTGCTTGCACATTCCCCACCAAATTAGGCAATATCATGCTCATATATTTCTGTCCGTATTGGGTTTTGGTGAAATATGACAGTACTGGGTCAGCCGTAAATGCCTCAGGAATAGAATAAGACTCTGAAACATTGCCAACGCTGCGTGAACTTACTGCAAAGCTGCCAGCACCAGTTATACCTTGCTGTGCGGTTTTTAAATCCAATACAAGATAATGCGCTGTCAAATACAAATAACCAAGCGTCAATTGCTCATCGCTGGCAAATAAACCTTGATTGAATATAATTTGAGCTTCTTTAAAAGCCTTGTTTATATCAGCGTCTAAAATGTAATTGTAAATATCATCTGCAAATATTTGCCATGCTGTGGTAACTGTTGGCAATGCAGTTGTGGAGGCTGCCACGCACTTATAAAACTTTCTTGTGACATCGTAATAAACAATATCGCATGAATAATAAGTTGTGTCAGCCACCCACGTATTGAGATATGCAAAATCTCTAAAGAAGTTATCCTTAAAGTATTGAACTGTAATTGTGTTCAAATCCATGATGCAACCTTTTAGTTGCCGATAAGCTCAAGCAAGTTTGGCTTTGAAATTCCAGCAGGAAAATCAATGCCTTTTTCCGTTGCGATTACTTTCAAATCAGCAAGTTTCATATCAGCAAGAGCCACTTCGCCTGTAGTTTCAGTTTCAGTCACTTCAACTTCCTCTTTAACCGCTTTTTTCTTGCCTGATTTCACTTCCGCCAATTCAGCTTTAACCGCAGCTAATTCAGCCGCCAAAGCGTCATCAGTCGTTCCAGCAACTACCACTTCACCTTCGTAAAGTTTAAGCAACAATTCAGCAATTTCATTCTCAACAGATAAATTTTGTTGCGGTGAAATTGAGCCATTTTTAAATTTAATGGTACGCAAGCCTTTATTAAAAATACTTTTCATAAAAATCCCTTATGTTTTATGTCCAATCAAAATACAATACTTCTTTTGGTTTTGTCGCAATAACACCAGTATATTGTCCATATGCTGTGTTTTGGAACTCAAAACCATTAATAGTATTCTGCAATGTGGTTGTGTAGTCAAGTGGAATTTCCATACGCAATGTTTGGCTGCGTTTTTTGTACAACGTATAGCGGTTTTTATTCAAACCAGCATAACCAGCATTGTTCACTTTATCAGCATAAGCAACTGGCTTAATTTCAAACGCTGGATTCATTGTAATCAAGCGAAAAGCTTTCAACAATTGCTCTAGCTTTGAATTAATTGGGAAGTTTTCACTTGAAGGTGAAGCCAATCCATTCCAATCTGTAACTGGAATTACAAACGTATCAGGATATGTATTGTAATCGCAATTTACTTGATAATCAGCAATCAAATCACGTACAAAAGCATTAAGCTCTGTAGTTGTCATCTCGCTGATATATTTTGTGATTGTTGTGGTATTTGCATTAACATCTGCAAGAGTCAACAAACCACGATAGTTTGAGCTATCCGCTTTCATGCCCAAAAATGCGATTTTTTGAATACCCAAATCCCACGCTGTTTTGCGTGAAGTTTCTTTTAGCGTCACCAAATCCCAACGCTGAGAACGTGAAGCTTGCTCAAGCTCAAAGATATTCCATGAAATACCATCACGATAGTTACGAACTTTCAAGCTAACTGAGTCAATGTCAGTATCAGAAAGCGTTTGGCGTGCTGAACCTGATCCAGTTTCAAAGGTTTTTGCTTCAAAATCACCTGATGCGTTACCAACTTTATAAGTCAGAATATCGGTTGAGAATGAGTTTTGCCCCACAATAACTGGCACATAATCAGCAATCGGAATTTCATAAAATGTTTGCTGCACAACTTCTTGTGAAATAGCTGTTAAAGTGTTGATATCCACCTGATAACCAGCGTTTTTAATCATACGCTCTGTGTTGCGATGGTTACGAATGGCAAGCTCATTGTCTAGTACAACATCGCCGTAAGCTGAGTTTAAGATAAGTTCTGGCATTTTATATTCTCCCGATTATTAAATTAGTGTATATGAAACTGTGAAAGTGATTGAAGTACCGCCCGCCGCTGCCGTTCCAACATTCGCAACCGATAAAGGCTGACTTACTGTTAAAGGCGCAGCAAATAATGCTCCTACGTTAGCTGCAAGTGGCAAAACAGTCGTATTGTTTACTAAAGATGCAACAGGTACAACCGCAACTTTTTGAGCTGCCGTATCTTGCAAATCCACGCTTGTCGTAGTTGTAAATGTTCCTGACATACGATATGCAAAATTCTGCACTTGAATTTGCTTTCCTGTCACTGCTGGCACAATCACTTTACCAGCATTAATTTCTGCAAGCGTAGCAGTTACACGTGCAACTTGAATAAATGGTTGAGCCGTTTGGTTTACATCAAGGGTTTTGATATAAACACGTACTAGCTGTCCGTCGGCTGTGATTTTGTCTAGTGACAAACCGATAATAGGGTTTACACCAGCGTTTGTGATTACTTTTTTCGTTGATGCTACAATTTCCAAACGCGCGCCTTTTGCAATCGCTGCACCCGCTGTCATTGTTAAAACTACACCCTCAAGAGCAATACGAACTGGCTCATTGGCTGCCCATTCTGATTTTTTAGTATCACGTACCACAAAGCCAAAAACTGCATCTGAGTTAGCAGTACAAGCCAAAACCTTAATAATGCCACCGGCACTATCTTCAACTTTTACCGCTTGCCCAGCAGTCAAAGCAGTCGCTTGGCTTGCTGAAACTTGGCAAATAATGCTGTTATCAACACCAAGCGATAAATCTAGTGCGCCTTGTGTTTGTGCAATTTCAAATTGGTTTACATCAAATGTCATTTTTAGAACTCCTTATTTGTTATTTTTTGCCGTAGCGTTCAGCACCAAGCTTTTCGCCATTAACTCTTTTTTTAGTTTGAACTGGGTTTTTATGAGCGTTCATTAAGCTATCAAAATGTTTATCATTTTTCTTTTGTTGCTTTTCGTCTTCTTCTTTTTCCGCTTCATTTGCCTTTTCTTCTTCGTCGGCATTTTCTACTTCATCTTCAGTTTCAACTTCCATTTCAGCATTTTTCTTGCACATATTGCTATAGCGATTTACCAACTCTTTAAGTGGCATCTTTTCATCGCCAACTTCAATTTCAGCGTCCATATTCATTTTTTCTTTTTCTTCTTCAACTTCGTTCTTTTTTGCGTTAGCAACTGCCTCAATCATTTGAGCAACTGTAATTGATTCACCATTTTGAAGCTCAATCATTGTATCTTCGTCAACAGTTGAAACTTCTTGTTTTGTGTTTTTGAAAAGTTTGAACATTTTTTTAACCTCGGTTTTTGTTTCTTCTTTGCTATTATGCAGCACATTCAATTCGTTTGTCAAAGTTTCTTGATATTGCTTAAATTGCTCTGGTGTATAAATGCGTGCATCTTCATAGCGTGGATTAGGTACTATAGCCAAGTGAGTGAACTCGCCATTAACGATTTTGCGGTTAAACTCTACATTATGCCACGTTCCGCCTGAACCCCACTCCAGCGGAATATAAGCATTTGAAACGCTCCAGCCGCTATTTATTGCCACATGAGCCGCATCACTTACTGCAACAAATTTAGCCCAAACCCAGCCATCTTTTTCATTATAAAAGCAATCAGTTACATATCCGTCAGCAGTTTCTTGTAGGTTTTCAAAATCAATATCATCAACATGAAAGACATATAAAGGGCAACCCATAAAGCTAGGCATCATGCGCTTCATCGCATCAATCTCAACTAAAATTGTTTCATTCTCATAGGCTGCAACACCTATTTGCATATGGCGGCAATAAAAAACTTGCGGTTTTTGCGAGGCGTTTTGTATTTTCTCAATTTTGTTTTTAATATTTGTCATTTTTTTTCATTCCTTTTAATATTGTGACTTTTTTAGCGCATTAATCAACTATAGCGACCGCAACGCAGCGGCAACCGAAAGGCTCGCCAGCGTGTTGTCGCTCCCCATTTGCTCCCGATATAGGCGGGTTTGTCCACTCAAATATCTTTCCATTCAATTCTCTATGCCTATCCCTTACACGTTCATCATTTGAACTGCTCCAGCGGTATTTCAACACACCTATGCTTTTATAACGTTCCTCTCTGAACTTTGACATCAATAGACTCGTTTCTTGCCTTGCTAGAAATTTTGCCTTGTTTTTTGAAACGCCGTAGTTCTTCTGTATTATTTTAGTCAGATTTCCAGTCCGCTGTCCAGCAAAGGTGTTTTGCGAAACTAGCTGCCTTAATTCCAAAACATTATTATCAGCCCAATCTTTAATATAGACTTCCAAGTTTTCGCCCCATGCTTCCGCAATATTGGCTTTCATGTCATCGGTTAATTTTGGAGCAACAGAAACGCTTTTTACTGTTTTCTGAAATGCGGCTTCCATCTGGTCAGTAACTTTCGCATAAGTGCCGCTTAATTTTGCATCAGCAATTAGCGTTTCATAATCCGCACTATCTAAAGCTTGAATAATTTTCTGCGATAAAGCTTCAAATTTTAATCCTGCACCAGCAACTGCCATGCTAATTTGAGGCGGCAATGTTGCTAAATACCATTCGCCATTTTTGAATTTAGCACCCATAGCCCGCAATTCTTTACTGATTGCAGCATTAAATTTGCCTATGAATTTTCCGTCTTGATAATAGATTTTTCCTGATTGCAGCGCATGGCTTAAAGGGTCATTTGCGTTTTGAAATTCTAAAGCTGTATTTTGCAAAATCTCAAATATTGGCTTATAAATCGCAGCCCAAAGTATCTGATTGATATCTCTTTCCACCAGCTTAACATATTCATCTTTTACAATTAGCGGTGAAAGTTGCTTCATGCCTTGTAATCTCTTTTAATAAATATTGATATATTGTAAATATCCACTCTTTTATCTGAGTCGGTTGTATTGATGTAAATTTTACACCCATTTGCAATAAATGTGTCTAAGCTGAAAATAGGAAAAGCGATTGTAAATTTAGTTTCTACATTGCCTTTTGGTACGTTTTCCGTTTCAACTGCAATGATGTTTGGTGTATCAGTTCCAATATCTAGTTCAATATCAAAAAAAGCATTTGCTTGCGGCAAAGCAGTAAAATTTATTCGCAGATCGCCTGAGTCGCCAACGCCGCCAAGATATATTTTATTATCTGTCCAAAAATCCTCAACGCCAGCGGGTAAATATTCTTTATTTGTTGCTGCGCCTAATCCGTTGCAGGTCAATTGCACACGTGCATTGTTTACGATTAAAGGTGAGCCGCTAGTATATTGAGTATCAACATAATTTGCCCAGCCATTGCCACGATGCCCAGCAATACCTTGTGCGCCTTGCTGCACAATTTCAATTACATTCGTATCTGTTTTTATTACTTCAACTGTCATGCTAAATCTCTCACTATTGAAATATCACCAATTAATCTACGTTGGATTTCACCGCTTGGAAGCTCAACATCAAGCTGATAAACAAGGCTTGCGGGCGCAATAGTTGCAGTTTGTGTATCGGTCAAAGTAATTTCAATTGCAGTTCCGCTTTCAATTAATTCTATTCCGTTACCTAAAGTCAAAGTAAAAAGCACTCCATCAACGTCTTTTCTTGAGGCAATTGTCATTGTGAAAGTCCAATCAGAAATATCAAGCAGCTCGCAACCTGATTTAAAGCGCAAAATTTCTTGAAAGGTCGCACCCTCGTAAATTATCCAACCATTATAAATTCCAGCGGTCATATATTACCATGCAAAGCAATCAACTCAGCACTTGTTAAATATGGCAATCCCAAAGCTAACACCTCGCTTGCTGGCAGGTTAATTTGCCCATTCGTTGCTTCAAGATAAAACTTATCTGTAACCTGAGTAGGTACGTGTGATATAGATGCCGCATATTCTGCCCAAGTTAGCTCTTCATTAAATAAGCAAGTTTCATCTGGTACGATTTCAAGAAACAATGGATAGTTGAGTAAGTCACCACCCGCTGCAACAATACCCTCAAGCGTTGCTTTATCAATCATTCCTGAATGTTGTGGCTTTATGTCGTAAGCAACATGAGTATCGGAATAAATATAACTATCTGCTCCTAAATTCTTTGCTTTCCAAGCTAATGGAAATAATGGCTGGTTTACTTCTGTTAACGCTATTGGCGCTGTAACTTTAATCATAATGCCCTCGTTGCTGTAAAGTTTTGTACTTTGGTTAAATCGTTTCCTGATAAAGCAGTTGAATAAGCCAACGCTCTATCCATTGCCACTTCTGTAACTCCGCTTGTGCGTGTGCGGTCAAACTCAGGATTTACCCTAGCTGTGTTGAACGCCCATGCAGTTTCCCATGAATTGATAACCGCTTGTGGAGATGCAACGCCACCTGTGAAATCAATCAGGGTTTCGCAGCCATTATGGAATTTGCCAGCGGGGTTGTCAGAAATTTTTGTATAACCAGCAGGCGGTGTGATAACCAAAGGAACACCAGCCAAGCTATAAGGCACTAGAATATCTGCACTAGAAGCATGGTCGTAACGTGAATAACCTAGCGTAATATTTGCATGATAAAAATCTTGCTTTGCCCAAGCTACACCGTTTATAAGTGTACCGTGCTTTGCGCCTATCGCTGAGTCATAGACTATTAACCCTGCGCCCTCTGCCATTTCATAATCAGCAACAACAGTCGTACCATTTAAGAACTGCCAGCCAGCCGCTTGGATGTTGCCAAAATTGCCTGCACCGCTTGCCCCGAAACGCAAATCAGTTGCAGATGTTGATGTAAACGTAACCTCAAGGTATGTCCATGCTAGAGTGTTCAGCAAAGCACCTGCTGCTGCTGCGGTTGTTACTGTACCATTTGTAGAAATAGCTGAAAGCGTCAAAGACGCACCAGCAGTCAAAGTAGCTCCAGTTACATGGATGCGAGTATTTGTGTTATTGGTAAGCGACCATATATTTTGGTTTATAGCATCAAGTTTTACCCAACCTTTAAAGGTGGTTACAGTTCCAACGTTACCGCAAATAATCTCATCGTTTACACCGTCAAAATCCAAGCAATTGGATTGCTTCAATAAAGCATTATAAGGCACACGACCTGAGAATTGCAAAGTATTCCCTAGCACGTTTTGTGTTGGAATAGCCTCGTTGCGTGGCACATATAGCAATGAAGGCGAACCAACTACAGTACCATTAGCCGAACCAACTTGGTCAAGCCAATTTGCGTTTGTGTTGCCATAGCCAAGATACGAATGGTCAATACTACCATTTGAGGTTAAGTCAAAACTTACATCCCACATTGTGCCTGCTGTTGTGAACCCTGAGCCATCGCCAAACCACATTAAATTAACTGATGTATATGCAGATATATCAAGTCCAGTCACAACAATTTCTTTTGTTCCGCCATTTCTTAAAGCGGTGTATAAATCACCACGAGTGCCTGAAAATGGTACGCCATTGATTGTCATTGTAGGGCTGCCAACAGCATTGTTGATGCTCCCAGCATTTCCTTCCTGCCATAACATCAACCAACGTGTTCCGTCTGAAATAAGGCAACCAGCTATGTCAACAGTGCTTACCTTACATCTAAATGTTGCATTTGTGATACCAGCCACAGTTATCGGCAACGTAACTCTATCGTTTACGCCGTCAAAATCCATGTAATTGCAATAACCATTGTTATTTTGAAAGCTGATAGTGTTTTGTGTGCTGTGGAATGTAGATGTTGTGATGTTTGTAGCAACGGCATTAATGCCTTGCCTAGCTGAATCAAAAACAGTAAACCCAGCCTGCTCATCCATATTGTAACGGAATTTAGCACCCGCAACTTCACCGCCAGCATATAC